AATAATCAAGCTATTGTTGACACTGTTAGTACAGCTTTCAATGTAATAGGAATTGTAGTAAATAAACTAGTAACTACATTTGAAAATATATTTAACAGAACTACTGAAACAGGAGATAATTTTGATGCTTTAGGTAGAATAATGAATAATCTTTTGACACTTGCCTTAACACCATTTAAAGCTGCATTTGCTGGTATTGGTTTAGTTATTAGTCAAGTACAATTAGCATGGGAAAAAAGTTGGTTAGGAAAAGGTGATGTAGATAGAATTCAAAAATTAACTAATCAAGTAGAAGTTTATAAAGAACAATTATTAAAAGTAGCAAAAGATGGTATTGAAGCAACAAAAAATATAGTTGTAGATTTTAAAGAAGGTGTAGGAGAAATAGGAAATTTAGGTAAAATTGTAGTAGAAGAATTTACAGATACTTTTGAAGATGTAACAGTAAATAGTTTAATAAAGCAAGGTCAAGCAATAACAAAAGCAACTAACGCAATGGGTATGTTGTCTGAGGAACACGCACAATTAATAGTTTTAGCAGAAGATGAAATGGAAAAAATGAGGGCAATTAGAGATGATGTTTCTCAAACAATTGATGATAGAATAAAAGCAAATCAAGAATTAGCAGAAAAAGCAGAGGAAACAAGGTTATTAGAAATAAAAGCATTGGAGGCACAACAAAGTGCAATAGGTCAAAGATTAGCATTAGATAAAGAAAATGTAGCATTAAAAGAAGAATTAGCAGCAATAGATACAGCTATACTAGAAGCAACTTTGCGAAAAACAAAAATAGAAAAAGAAGCAAAAGAACAAGAAAATGCTTTAGTACAAGAAAGAATAGATAATGAAAACCAATTAAAACAAATTATACAAGATGCATTTGAGCAACAAAGAGAACAAGTAAATCAAGAAGAAGAAGAAAGAAAACAATTAGCAACAAGAACAATATCTGATGCCAAACAACTTCAAGATATGCTAACTAAAATAGAGGGTGATGCTGAAGCAAAAAGAACTGAGATCAAACGAAAAGAAGAAGAAGCAAAATATGCAGTAGTAGCAAGTACTATGGGAGCAATAAGTAATTTAATTGGATCTGAAACAGCTGTTGGTAAAGCATTAGCAATAGGTCAAGCAATAATAAATACAAAACAAGCAGCAACAGCAGCACTTGCACCACCACCAATTGGAGCAGGACCTATATTCGGTCCTATAGCAGCAGCAGGTGCAATAGCAACAGGTTTAGCAAATATTAAAGGAATTATAGCTACTAAACTTCCTGGAGAAGAAGGTGGTGTTAATCCTGATGTTGGAAATATAGATGCAGGTGATTCTGAAGATCCTTTAGAAAATGCAGAACCTATAGTACCTACATTTGGAGCAATAACAGCTGAAGCACCACCTGTACAAGCATTTGTAGTAGAAAGTGATGTTAGTAGTAGTCAGGCATTACAAAATGATTTAAATTTACAGGCTACGTTGTAAACAAAAAATAACAATTTATATTTATGAGTATGAGCAAAACAAAATTAAAAAAAGTAGAATTAATCATAGATGAAGAACAAGAAAGATTTGGAGTAGAGGCTATAAGCTTAGTAGAATTTCCAGCTATAGAAGAAAACTTTGTGTATTTAAACAATGACAATTTTTTAACTTTAGCAAAATTAGATGAAGAAAAGAAAACTCTTGTAGGTGCGGTATTAATACCAAACAAAGAAATTCCAAGATATGATAAGGAACTAAACGAAGAATATGTAGTTTTCTTTACTGAAGATACTATAAAACAAGCACAAGAGCTGTTTATGTCAAGTCTAAGGAACAATAACGCAACTTATGAGCATAAAGTAGCTGTAGAAGGAATCAGTGTAGTAGAAAGTTGGATTAAAGAAGATAAGAAAAATGATAAATCTACTTCTTATGGTTTTAAAAATTTACCTGTAGGAACGTGGTTTGTAAAAATGAAGGTTAATAATGATGAGATCTGGAATAGTGTAAAAGAAGGTAAAGTTAGAGGTTTTAGTATAGAAGGATTTTTCACAGATAGAATTATTGAAGCATCAAAACCAAAAGATTTTGTAGATCTTTCAGAAAAATGCACTGAGTGTCCAGATGAGATAACATTGGGTAAAATTAGAGATATAATACTTGAAAATGAATTAATTGTTGTTGGTAGTTTAGATGGTGAACCATTATTTGCTACAGAAGAAGAAGCAATAATATTTGGAGAATTATTCAGAAATTGTGTTGGTTCACATATTCACAGAGTTAATGGTGTAAAAAGATATATGGCTTGTAAAACCCATGCTGAAGCAATCAAACAAGAATATATAGAAGATGAATATGGAAAGAAAAAAAAGAAAAGAAAAAAGAAATATAAATATACTGAATATGCAAGCTTTATAAATCAACAGGCATTAAAAAGATATAAGTATGAAACTTGTCTTAAAGATATGACAAGAAAATATGGAAGTAGTAAATTAGCATTAAAAGTATGTAATTCTATTAAGAAAAATAGATAGGGTTGCAACCGATTTTTCAATTTTAATATTTATAAAAAAAAACTAAAATGGCAAGTACACTAGAAAAAATAAAAAAACTTCTTTTATCTAAAGAAGAAAGTAAAGAAACTAAATTATATGCTGAAATGATTTTAGATGATGGTAGAGTATTAGCAACAGAAGATGAAGAATTTATTGTTGGTTCAATTGTTTTGGTAGTAGGTGATGATGGAGAAACAGCAAAGTTAGATGCAGGAACTTATACATTACAAGATGGATCAAAAATTACAATAGATGATGAATCTAAAATTTTAACTATTGGTGAAGAAGAAGAAGAAATAGAAGCAGAAGAAGAAGAAGAAAAAGAAGAAATGAAACATACTCCAGATCATAAAGAAGATAAAATGGAAGAAATAGATGAAGAAGAACTTTCTAAAGCAATTTTTGAACACACTCCTGACCATATAGATGAAGATAAAGCAAAAGAAATGGCTAAAAAAATCAAAGAAATGGCTTATGGAGATGATGATAAAGAAGAAATGTCAGAAGAAGTAGCTGAAGAAGTAGTAGAAGAAGAAAATAAGGAAGAAGAAATGGTTGAAATGTCAAAAGATATGATTTCAAGCCTTGTAGAAGAAGTTGAAGATCTAAAAGCACAAATAATAGAACTTGAAAAAGAACCTGGTGCAGAAGGATTTACACATAATCCTGAGGTAACAAAAAACGTAAATAAAAAATCTTTAATAAGTCTTTCACATCACGAAAGAGTTAGAGAATTAATTAATAATTATAAATAAATAGAACAATGAAAAAAATCACAAACAAAAAGTATGAGTTCGCAAATCCTACAATAGGTGCGGACACTTATGCAGGGCAGCTTTCTCTACCTTATGTTAGTGCAGCTGTAAAATCTAACTTAACTGTAACAGGTGGTGGGGTTAGAACTGTAGATGGCTTTAATCACAAAGTAGTAATATCTAATTTAACTGTAGCAGAGCCTTTAGGTTCAGCAAGTTGTACATTTAATCCAACTGATACTACAATTGGAGAAAGTGTAATTACATTAACAGATTTAAATGTAAATATTCAATATTGTAGAGGAACAATATATGATACATGGATTGGTCAAGGAATGGATAGAAATGGAAATTTACCAGGAACTTTTGAAAGCTTTGTATTAGAAACTTTAGTTGCTAATGTAGGTCAATCAATTGAAAACGCAATGTGGAAAGGATCTGCTATATTTGGAACAGGATTTTTATCTAATGATGGTTCATTTGGTAACGTAAGTTTTGGTAATTCAGCATTATCAGGTTTTGCTACACAAGAATTTACTAATGCACCAAGTGTTGCAAATATTTTAGATAATTTAGAAGAAGTATATACTAAAGTTGTTACAGACAAGTCTGCAATACTTTCTAAGCCTGGATTTGGTTTCTATATGTCACAACAAATGTATTCTTACTATGCTATGAAATTAGGTTCTGCAACTACTTTCCAACAATTAGGACAAGCAGGTGAATTTACAGGTCTTTCATATATGGGTTATCCAATTTACATTTGCCCAGGTATGTTTAATGATGCAATTGTAGCTACATATCCAGAAAACTTAGTTCTTGCGTCTAACGCACTTTCTGATATGAATGAAGTAAGAATTATACCAGCTTATCAATATGATGGCTCAGATAACATTAACGTAGTTATGAAGTTTGCAGCAGGTGTTGGTGCAGGTGTAGCAGGAGATGGAGTTGTGGGTTACAACTTTGTATAAATAGAAATAAATTAAGGGAGGTAATATTCCTCCCTTTTTTTTTAGTATTAATAATTAAAAACAATAAACATGGCTTGTAATTTAACACGAGGTTTATTAGTAGATTGCAAAGATCAAATCGGTGGTCTGAAAAAAATCTTCTTTGTAAAATCTTATTGCTCAGACATAACAACCAGAGCGGTATTCAATGGAACTAATGTTCTACAAATGGATAATGCTGGTTTTGAGAATTGGGATATAAAAGAAGATATTGGTTCAGGAAATAATGGTGTTCAAGTTTTTCAGTATGATTTAAGACCAAATTTATCTTCAATGACTGTCAATATAAATTCAGATCCAGCAATGGGAACTACATTCTTTGAGCAAACATTATCTATAACTATGCAAAAGCTTTCAGTTGCACAATCAAATGAACTGAGACTAATAGCTTACAACAGAGCACAAATATTTGTTCAAGATATGAACGATAATGTATTCTTATTAGGTATGCGAAATGGAGTAGATGTTAGCGGTGGTACAGCTGTAACAGGTGCTGCAAAGGCAGATATGACAGGTTTCACATTAGAATTAAGAGCAGAAGAAAAAGAACCAATGATTTGGTTACCTGCAACAGCAGGACCTTCAGATGGATCTGGAAATGCTACAACTAATTATCCATTTGATGGATTAGCAGATT